AGCTGATGGTATGGCTCAATGTTTGCGTGGTAAAAGACAAGCTGAAAGACAGTATTCTGAATCTGTATCTTATAAATGCTATAAGGGAATGGCAGAATTAGAATTAAACATAGATGGAAGTAAAAGCATCAAGAAATTAATAATAGAATGAAGTTTGTTCTAGCTTATACAATATGCTCTATGATGACAGGAATGTGTCATACAACTATGGTACACCCAGAAAGATTTGATACTTGGACAGATTGTGTTAAAGCTGGTGCTACACAAATCATTTATGTTACTAATAAATATCAAGAAAAATTTGAGAAACAAAAATTATACCTAACTTATTTCTGTAATGAAAATCACTCTAACAAAACCACAACTCAAAGTAAGTCAGAGCCAAGCAAGGTTCAGAGTTCTTATATCAGGTCGTAGATTTGGTAAAACATATTTAGCTGTTACTGAGATGATGAAATACGCATCTCAACCTAATCGTAAAATTTGGTATGTAGCACCTACATTTAAAATGGCCAAAGAGATCGTTTGGGGAACTCTCAAAGAAATGCTTAATCTATTTAATTGGATTGAAGACATCAACGAAACTACAATGACTATAACAATTAGAAAAACAAATAGTCAAATATCATTAAAAGGTGCAGATAACTACGATAGTCTTAGAGGTACAGGGCTAGACTTTTTAATATTAGACGAATTTGCAGATATAGATAAACGTACATGGTTTGAGGTACTTCGTGCTAGTATTTCTGACAAACTTGGTGCTGTACTATTTTGTGGAACTCCAAAGGGTTATGGTAATTGGTCTTATGAAATGTATCTTAAAGGAAAGCAAGATGATGATTGGGAGTCTTTTCAATACACCACAATACAAGGTGGAATGGTTACAAAAGAAGAAATAGAACAAGCAAAACAAGACATAGATATTAGAACATTTAGACAAGAGTTTGAGGGTACATTTGAAAACTATGCTGGTGCTGTTTATTACAACTTCCACCCTGTAGATAATGTTGTTAAACGTCAAATAGATTGGGAAAAACCTTTACATATTGGAATGGACTTTAACGTTGACCCAATGTCAGCTTGTGTAGGACAGATTGAAAAAGATAAAGTTTATTTTGTAGATGAGATAATTATTTATGGCTCTAATACAGATGAAATGGTGCAAGAAATAAGAGATCGTTATGGTACTAAAATGCAAATCTTTATTTACCCTGACCCAGCAAGTAAACAACGTAAAACTTCTGCTGGTGGAAGAACAGATTTATCAATACTTCAGAACGCTGGTTTTAAAGTTAAGGTCAAACATAAACACCCAGCAATTCGTGATAGGGTCAATGCAGTTAATAGTAGGCTCAAAGATTCAAATGGAGAAAGACATATTTTTGTTTCACAATCTTGCAAAACCTTGATAAAAGGTTTACAAAGGCAAATATACAAGGAGAATACAAATATTCCTGATAAGGAAGATGGGTTCGATCATATGAATGATGCACTTGGTTATATGATTGATTTTCTAAAACCACTTACTACTCAGGCCAATTTTTCTTCTCCAACAAGATGGACAATGAAATAACTTATGGCATACAATCGTAATCAAGTATTAGATACCCACAAAGATTATCAAGAAACAATTAATAATTGGGAGTATTACATTAGATCATACAATGGTGGTTACGATTACATGATCGGCCAATATCTAAACAGATATAATTTAGAATTAGATAACGAGTTTAATCAAAGACTTGCAAACACTCCTTGTGATAATCATTGCAAAAACATTATTCAAATTTATTCATCATTTTTATTTCGTGTAAGGCCAAGCAGAGATTTTGGTTCTATGCAAGATGAACCTAGTTTAGAATCATTCTTAAAAGACGCTGATCTTGAGGGTAACAATTTAAACTCTGTAATTAAACAAGCACAAAACTATTCATCAATCTATGGTCATTGTTTTATGGTTTTAGATAAACCAAGTGTAACAACAAACACAAGAGCAGAAGAATTAGAT